GTCGAACGCCACCAACGGAATTGAACCACCAAGAGGGTACTTGTCCGTTAAGAAGTCCAAGAAAGGGCCTCTTAAGCAGATTGTTCCACAGTATACTACACTAAAAAACAACTATACATTGCTTTGGGATATGCCAAGCAACGAAGGTTATATCAATGTAGTAGCAGTAATGCAGAAGTTCTTTGATCAAGCCATCAGTGGTAACTGGAGTTACAACCCAACACACTTTGAGAACAACGAAGTTCCAATGAGTGTGATGATGCAAGACTTGTTAAATACTTACAAGTATGGTTGGAAGACTAGTTATTACCAAAACACTTATGATTATAAAACTGATCCAAGTGAACTAGAAGATGAAAAACCAGAAGAAGCATTAGCATCTTCAGACCTAATAGGCGAAGAAGAAGATTGCGATGCATGTGCAATTTAATGGTTGACTAAGTAGCGTATTTGCGTTACTATTATATAAGAGACACACAGAGATAGGAAGTAAGATGGCGAAGACCGTATTTAATAAAGAAAAAGTAGATTTTACAAAACAGAACATGTTCTTCGGAGCAGATCAAAACACACAGCGTTATGATGTATTTAAGTTCCCAGTGTTTGATAAACTAAATCAAACAATGCTAGGATACTTTTGGCGCCCGGAGGAAGTAAGTCTACAAAAAGACAGAGCAGACTTTGCTAACTTCCGTCCAGAGCAGAAACATATCTTTACTGCTAACCTAAAATATCAAACACTACTTGACAGTGTCCAAGGACGTGGTCCATGCCTAGCATTTTTGCCGCATGTTTCACTTCCTGAACTAGAGGGCTGTATTGTTACTTGGGACTTCTTTGAAACAATTCACTCACGTAGCTACACACATATTATGAAGAACGTGTACGCTGACCCGTCAGAAGTGTTTGACACTATTTTAGATGACGAAAAGATTATTGCTCGTGCAACAAGTGTTACTAAACACTATGATGAGTTTACTGAAGCCGCTGATGCATTTAATCATAGAGGTGAAGGCAGTTCATATGAAGTTAAGAAGAAACTTTATATGGCAATGATGACTGTAAACATCCTAGAAGGTTTACGCTTCTACGTATCATTTGCATGTACATTTGGTTTCGGCGAACTAAAATTAATGGAAGGGTCTGCAAAGATTATCTCATTAATTGCTCGTGACGAAGCACAGCATCTAGCACTAAGCACACACGTATTGAAGTTGTGGGCAAACGGCAAAGACGATCCAGAGATGGCTAAGATTGCTAAAGAGTGCGAAGAAGATGTATACGAACTGTGGCGCGAGTGTGTTCTAGAAGAAAAGGACTGGGCTGACTATCTATTTAAAGATGGATCAATGATTGGACTTAATGCTGCTCTGCTTAATCAATATGTAGAATATATTGCAAACCGCAGACTTAAAGCACTTGGCTTTAACGCAATCTTTGATCAGCCAGTAAACACTAACCCATTACCGTGGACACAACATTGGTTAAGTAGCTCAGGGCTACAAGTTGCTCCACAGGAAACAGAAGTTGAAAGTTATATCGTTGGCGGTATTAAACAAGATGTAACAACAGACTCTATTAAAGGATTCAGTCTATGATAACAATCTATGGCAAACCGGCTTGTCCAAGTTGTACAAAGGCAAAAGCATTTGTAGAAACACGAGGATATCAGTTTGAATACAAAGAACTAAACAAAGACTTTACAAGAGAAGAACTATTTGAAACATTCCCAACAGCTAGAACCTTTCCACAAATTATCGTTGGATTTGAAAAGGTAGGCGGCTATGAACAAATGATGGAATACATTGATAATACAGGATACAACGGAACAGGACATTCAATATCATGATGATTGAAACACCATATAAAGTAGGAGACACTGTGTCTCTAAAACTAAGTTCAGGCGAAGAAATCGTAGGACGCCTAGATGATGAATCTACAACAAAATTTACCCTAAAGAAGCCTATGGTATTAATTATGGGTGCTGAAGGACTTGGTCTAGCACCGTACATGTACAGTGTATCACCAGATGCAAAGTTTCAATTATTGGCAGCAACAGTAAGTTGTATTGCTAAAACTGAAACAGATATTGCAAAACAATACGTTTCGACAACCAGTAGTATACAAATGGTCTAAAAACACTGATAAATATATTGTAACAACAGGAGTACATGAATGTCCATAGCTGGTGCAAATATATTTGAAGAGTCAACAGTTGAAGGCACAGGCCAAACAACAGTAAACCATCCGGATGTAGATACGGATCCAGGCAGTTCGCCACCCGATCATGTACACATTGATCATGACTTATCGCATCAAGCATGTTTAGCTGAAATAGCAAGTTTGTTTGAAGATATACAAGCAGACCTACGCATTATCACAGATAGAGGCGAGGATAGATCAAAAGGTATATACGAACGACAAGCAGACACAGTAGCAAACAATCCTGCAAATATTGCGCAGGCTGCTGCCATGGTAGTTAATCTACAACAATCTGATTTACTTAATATGGTAAACGCTGAAGTAGGTAATCCAACTGACTTAGGTAATACAAGTTCAACCAACTATAATGCTATAAGAAATTCAAATACAAACGCAGGTGGCTTTAGAGGCGGACAAGCAGAAACAGCACAAACGCCCGGCTACGGCGGCGCAGGAGCATCAACTGCTATTGTAGGCGAGGACGGAACGACATACTACGAAGGCACTGTACCACTTGATCAAGTAGTAACTGAAAGTGGATCAGGTAACGGCAATGTAACATACGCATTAGGTGGAGTACGTAACTTACCAATACAAAAACAATTATTTGATCTACTTAGTGAAGCAGCAAAAGAAGCAGGAGTTGATGTTGTTGTTACAAGTGGAGGACAAGTTCCTACAAGTGAAGGTGGCATCAAAGGCAAAAATAGAACTGGCTCTAATAGACATGACAAAGGTTATGCCGCAGATGTTAGAGTATTAGATGGCGATGGCACAAGACTATTCACAAACAATCCTGCACAACTTCCTATCATAACAAAATTTATACAAGCATGTCAAGCTAGAGGCGCAACAGGAGTAGGTTGTGGTAATGGCTATATGTCAAACGGAAACATACATGTTGATATTGCTTGGGCAGGCCAACAGCAAGGCGCAATTCAAGGAATATTATCAAATAGATATTGGGGAGGCGGTGCATCCGCAGGCCTTTCAACTAGAACAGCTAATGCTCCGCAGTATTTAAAAGACTTAATGACACCAAGGGATAACGCATAATGCCAGCACCGTATCAACATTTAGATATGACTCCGGAATACAATCGGATTATTACAGCACTTACAGGTATACGTGATGACATTAGATTATTGCGCAGACTACAAGAAGATCCAGAGTCTGGAATAGCAACAAGTAATGTACTCAACGACTTCCAACGAGCCCTTTTAACAGTGTCAATGAGTTCTGCAGGGTCAAACGCAGCCGGAGCAGTTGCCGCAATGATAGACAGTGGACAAACGACTAACGGCGGTGGCATAGCAGCACCTACTGGAGATAGTAATGCAGACTTGAGTACAGAAAGAACAACAATACTTGCCGCACTAGGAGTTACAGAAGATCCAGAAGATATGAAAATATTGATAAGAGTAAGTGGACAATACTATTGGGAGGCAGCAGGAGTAGCAGGACCAGACGATGGTCTTAGAGGCCCGGCAACAGTAGTAACACCATTTGCACTAGGCGAGCAACTAGGTTACGATAATGAATCAACTGGAGCAATTACGCCAGGAGCACCGTCAGGACCACCAGATGGAATACCTAATGCTTCATCACCAAAGAAACGTTGGCCATTTGCAAGACCAGAAGGCCAAACAGCACAGCAAAATGCTAATCCAAATGCAGATTTAGTTGATCCAGCAACTGGTCAAGTAGTTGCAAGATCAGTGGATGAACAGCGAGCAGCTGACCGTTCAGGAACAACATCACCTCCTGCTACAGATTATAGTCCAGGGGCGCAATAATGGCAAAAGTACATAGAGTAGGCGATACAGATACAGGAGGAGATTCAGCTGTTGGCGGATCAGAAAATGTATTTGTTAATGGAGGCCCAACACTAGGCGGAGCAGTTGCAGATGCATTAGGAGTTGAAGATACTCAAGGCATCAGTGATGATGAAGCAAGAGCAATACTAAGTGGCAGAGCAGCAGAAGTAGCAGCTGGCGAGAATCCAGATACATTAGAAGCTCTTGAACAGTATGGAGGAGGATCACCAGGCGGTTCAAGTCCTATTAATGGTAGAGATGGCGCAGTACCAGCACCAGGAAGTGATACATCTACAGGAGCAGACGGATCAGTTGACAGTACGATAGCAAGGCCTACATCACAATGGATTGTAGTACAAGCACATGTTAATCCAAGAGTATTAGAAGAAGTATGGTCTAAAGCAGAAAAATTTGCAGAATCACTAGGACGTCCTATTACATTAAACAGTGCATATAGAACACCAGAGTATAATGCTAGTGTTGGAGGTGCAAAACAGAGTATGCATACACAACGCAAAGCAATTGATATACAATGGGGAACATCTAGTGTACAAGGGCGTGTTGACTTTATACAAAAAGCAATTGATGCTGGATTTACTGGTATAGGTTGCTATAATGGTTTTTGTCATGTAGATATTGGCGGCAAGCGTCAATGGGGGCCAAACGGCAGTAGAACAGGTCAATTTGCCCAATATAAGGCTGTATTGCAGTC